TATTCTTGCATAAAATTAAATGGTAAGACAAAAAATTTAGGATATTATAACACTGAACAAGAAGCACATGAAATTTATATAAAACATTATAATTTTTTAAAAGGAAATTTATTATGAGTCGTCAAATTACATTAGAAGAATGTTTAAAAGGTAGAGATAAATTATATCCTAAAGAATATAATAAAACTATTGAATTAAATTTATTTAAAACAATTCAAGCAGTTGATGAATTTCTTAAAGATTATACAGGTACTATTGTAGTAACTTCTGGTTGGAGAGATCAAACAAGTAATAAAGCTGCTGGTGGTGCTCCATCTAGCAAACATACAACAGGAGAAGCTATAGATATTCAAGATAAAAATGGTGAATTAAGAAAATATGTATTAGCCAATCTTGAAAAAGCTGTTGAATTAGGTATATTTTTTGAAGATATGCGTTGGACTCCGATTTGGATTCACTTTCAAATAGTTCAACCTAAATCAGGTAAACGTATTTATATACCAAATACATTACCGCCAAAAGACCCTAATATTAATACTAAATATGATTCAAAGTATGATGTAGTTATTCATTAATATCAATAACTTACAAGATTAGTATAGTTAGAATGCTATAGCCTGTATAATACCACAGGAGATAGTATGGGCTTACAAGAAGAAGTAAATGTTAGAGAAGTTGAAAAAGACGATCTTATATTTATTTTATCAAGCTCTATATCATGCTTATCTAAATACACTGAGTCATTTTTTAAAGGTTGGAATCACCCCGATATTTATACCTACCTTAATCATCTCATCATTCAATCACTTCATAAATTAAATTATTCTATCTTTATAGCCTGCCTAAACTCAGATTCCAATCATATTGTAGGATATATAGTTGCAGATTCTGAAACAAATTATATATTTTTACAATATACTAAATACTCTTATAGGGGTTTAGGTGTTCAAAGGCATTTATTAATGCCGTTGGTTGTAGATAGTACTAAAGAAATTAAAGTAGCGTTTGCAACTAAAGAAATATTAAAATTAAAAGCTAAAAATAAAGTTAATGTTATAAATCAATCAATAATTAGTTTAATCACAGGAGAATAATGTGAAAATACTTAAAATATATACTATAGAACCAATTCAATCATTAGGGATGGATAGTTCATTTACTTTTGATAAAATTTACAGTAATGGCCAAAGCTATCCTATTAAATATGATGGTGAATTAAAAGTTATTAGAATAAACAATACATTAATACCATTATCAAATATTAAAGAAATTGTACTAGAACAAGAAGAAGTTATTGTTGAACCTAAAATAATTGAGCCAAAACCTACAGTTAAAAAAGGAAAATAACTATGTTTAATAAATTTATGCAATTACCTTCAATACGTAGAATTCGTAGAATAATTTATTTATTTAAACGTAAATTGCATTATATTTTACATCCAAAACTTAAAGAACAACTTAACCGTAAAGCTGAAAAATTACTTGGCGTTAAAGTAATTGAAACTACTGATATTTTATATGGTATTAGGGAAAAAGATTTACAAGAAAAATAATATATGAATGAACTTGAACAGTTATACAAAATAGCACCAGTATATAGCGAGTTGTTTGATAAGCAGCTTGCTTTTGCTTTGTCGCCATCAAGATTTATAACTGCTCTTTGTTCATCTCGTGCTGGTAAAACTAAAGTATGTGCAGCTATTGCAATACAAGAACTTATTACTAGACCTAATTCATTAGGATTATATCTTGCATTAACTGATAAATCTGTTGCAGATATATTTTTTCCACCACTTAAAGAATTTCTATCTAAATATTGTCCAGAAGCTAAAGTTACTGCTGATGAAGTTGCATTTCCTAATGGGTCTAAACTTCTTATTGCTGGTGCTAATAATATGGCTAAAATTGAATCATTTCGTGGTATTAAGTTATTATTTTGTATTATAGATGAAGCTGCTTCGTTTCGTCAACATATATTAAAATACCTTATTGATGAAATTATTATACAACGTCTATCTGACTTACAAGGTAAACTCATGTTAATAGGTACACCTGCTGCGCATTGTATGGGTTTATTTTATGATATTACAGAACTTAATCTCGAAGAAGGTTGGGATAATCATAGATGGACAGCATTAGATAATCCACACATGGCTGAGCAATGGAATAAAGACGCTAAACTATTTTTACAAAGAAAAAAAACTACTGAAGCAAATCCTAAATATCGTAGAGAATTTAAAGGTCAATGGGCTACAGATGAAGAAGCTTTAATGATTAAGCCATTTACTGTAAATAATCCTATTACACCATTTAATATAGAATCATGGCGCACTGTTATTGCTATTGACTTTGGATTTAATGACCAAACAGCTTTTAGTGTTATAGGTTGGCGTAAAGATATGCCTAAAGCTTATGTACTTGAAACATTTGGTGAATCTAAATTATCTGTATCTGGAATAGCTCAACATCTTATAAGACTTAAACAAAAATATAAACCAATGAAAATAGTAGGTGACCCTGCTGGAGCATCTAAAATTATTATTGCTGAATATGCTGAAAAATATCATATTTATATTGATGCAGCCCAAAAGTCTAATAAAGCTGATTATATAGAAATATTTAACGATGCTTTATTGAATGATGAATTAATATTGTGCCCTAATACAACCAACGAATTACAAAAAGAAATGAAAGCAGTAGTCTGGAATGAGGGTCATACAAGAGAATTAGAAGGTACGAAATGTGACCATTTAGACGCTACATTATATGCCTTTAGAGAAACATTAGAATACCTTGAAAAGATTGTAGTTTTAAAACCTATTGATGATGCAGAACGTGAACGTCAATTTATGGCTCAAGTTATTAAAGAAGACAAAAAAAGACAAGAAAATCATAAAGGTGATACATTTTTTGATGACATATCATCATTTTTATAATTTATAACAGTTAAAATGCTAGAAATTGTTATTATACTATACCAAAGGATTAACAGTGGCTAAAAAAGATTTACAAGGCTATCCAGATTGGTCAGAAGCTGAAAAGAATAAGGTTAATCAAACTTTATTTGCTATGATCTCCGACTATGATAGAAATATGAATAAGGCTATAAGTACAGGTAATCTTTATGGATTAGCTGCATATAATGGTAATGGAAATAGTCAAATATCTCAATATGGATATATGTCTGATATTGATAATACTCAACAACTTGGAAGTAGTTCAGCTCCAAGAGTATCATTAAATCTTACTGCTGCTATGATAGATACGTTGGTTGCTAAACTTTCTAGTTTAGAAATTATACCAAAAGCTATTACTAATAAAGGTAATGCTCATGGTAGACAACTTGCTAATAATCTTAATGATATTATAAGTGGTATTGAAAACAAATATAAAATTAAACACTTAGTTAATTTAGCTAAACGTGATGCTATGATTAATAGAGTTGGATATATTAAAGTAGTCCCAGAAAATAAAAAAGCTGGAGTCGATTTAAAAGTTGAACGTGTATATTCTAATGAGGTTATTATAGATCCATCTGATGGATATTATAATGATCCTTATAAAATGATTCATAGAAAAATTATACCTAAATCAGTAGCAATCAAATTATTTCCTAAATTTAAACAACAAATTGAAGATTCACAAGTTATTGAAGTAAGACAAGCTCAAAATACAATGACTTATACTCCTTCTATTATGATAGCTGAAGCATGGTGTAAAAACACTTATTTAAAAAATGGTAGACATGTAATAGCTATTGAAAATCAAACATTTGTAGATGAAGATTACGATAAAGATTATTTCCCAATAATCAAACTAGATTACAATGAACCTGTAATTGGTTGGTTGGGACAATCTGTTGTTGAGGAATTATCTCCATTACAAAAAGAAGTTGATAGAATACTTGCTACTATGCAAGCTATTATGAAATTAGTATCAATTCCACGTATATTTTATGATGTAAATTCAATGATGAATCCAGATCATTTTACTAACAAAGTTGGTTTAATGATTGGTATGGATTTAAAAAATGGTGTAGCTCCTATTATTCATAATGGTGCAGGTATGCCTCCTGAACTTATGATTCAATTACAATTTATTGTATCACAAATGTATAGTAGAGTAGGTCTTACTCAAACTGATACTCAAGGTCAACAACCTATGGGTATTGAATCAGGAGAAGCTTTAAAAACTCTTGGTAATATAGCTGCTGAACGTTGGACTTTACTTAAAAAGAACTATGAACAAGATCATATTAAGGTTGTTGAAGTAGTTTTAAAAGAAATGAGCGAACATTCAATTACAGTTAATACATTAGATAAAAAAATTGGATTAAAACAAATATCATCTAAAGTTATTCCTAAAGATTTTGATTCATTTGTATTACAAGTATTACCAGTATCTTCTTTACCTACTGACCCTGCTGGTAAAATTGATACAGTTGAACGTTGGGTACAAAATGGTTGGGTTGATAAAGATTCAGCGGCTGAATTATTAAATATGCCTGATTTAGAAGCTTATACTACAATGAAACAAGCACCAAGAGATTTTATAGATATATCTATTGAAGATATGCTTGCAAATGAAGAATATATTGCACCTGAACCATATGATAACCTTGATTATGCAGTAATGACAGCATTACAAAATTATTCATGGGAAAGATTAAATGGTAAAAATGAAACAAAACTTAAGTTACTTCGCAGATATATCAACGATTGTCAAAGTTTAATAAGACAATTACAACAACCAGCCATTGCACAAGGAGTTAATAATAATGCAAATGGAAGCCAACCAAGTACCCCAAGTAGTGGAACCCCAAGTTAATGAGGTAACTGCTACTGCTGTTCCAGTTAATGAAGATAAGTTTAAAGAAAACTTTGAACGTATTGCTAAACAGGAACGCCACCAAGCAGAAATGCGTAAGAGACTAGAAGCTGAACGTCTCACATTAGATAAGAATAGAGAAGCACTTTCTACTTATCAAAAAATACAAACACTTAAGTCAGAAGATCCTTTAAAAGCATTAGAACTTTTAGGATTATCTCTTGATGAAGTTGTTAAAGCTGCAAATAGTCCAAAGAATATAGACCCATCTGCTAAAAAAGCTTTAGAGGCTGTCGAAAAATTACAAGCCGAATTAGCTGAAGAGCGTCAAAAAGCACACAACCAACGATTAACTAAAGTAGAACAAGAACTTACAGCTAATATTGATAGTGAAATCAAAGCTGGTGAATATGATTTAATAGAACAACTTAATTTATCTCATACAGTTAGAGAATATATGGAAGAAATATATGAAAAAACTGGAGAAATTACTGATATTAAAGATGCTTGTAAATATGTTAATGATTATTTAGCTAGTAATATTAAAAAAGTATTAGGTTCTAAATGGTTAAAAGAGCAAGAAGCAAAAGTTGAAGAAGTTAAAGAATCTCAACCAACTGTAAAACCTACATTAACTAATAAAATGACATCTGAAGCACCTAAAACTAAAAAATTAATGACAGATGACGAACGCTTGGCAGAAGCTATTAAAGCAATGTCACAAACAAGGGGATAAAATGAAAAAGTCGATTATTGCTTTATTTTTAATATTGGTATTAAGTATCAGTATACTAGCTTATGGTATATCAAAAAATCAAAACATTGTATTAACTGAAGAAAACCATGCTTCGTTGGTTGGTGAAGTTAATGGCGGATCTGTAGAGACTGCTATATTAAAACTTAGATCATTAGACCAATCTAAAACAAGATATTTTTATATTGATTCTCCAGGTGGTGAAGTAATTAATGGTATGAGATTAATTAATTATCTACGTAGTGCAGAAGGTAAAGGTATAGTTTGTATAGCTGAAAAGGCCATGTCCATGGCATTTGTTGCATTGCAGTCATGTGAAACTAGATTAGTTATTGAAAATACTATGTTAATGAGTCATGGTATTGCTGGTGGTATGCAAGGTTATATTAAACAAATAGAATCTGAATTAGTACTTGCTAAAAAATTAGATTACATGTTACAAAGAATTCAAGCTAATAGATTAGGTATTAGTATCGAACAATTACTTAAAAATCAAAACGCTGAATGGTGGATTATAGGAATTGAAGATGCTTTAAATAACAATGCTACTGATGGTGTTGCTAATGTATCTTGCAGTCTTGAAATTCAAAAACCAGTTAAAGTTAAAAATGATGAAGGTCAAGAAATTACTATAAGTAAATGTCCATTATAACCATTATGCTATAGATTACAGTTCCACGGTAACTCTCAGAAATGGGGTCCGTGGACTTTTTTTTTATACCTTAAAAAACATTACCTCTAATGACCCCCTTCTATTTCTTTATTATATTATATATTTTATTATTATTATTATTATTAATAATAATAAATATTATAATAAGAAGAATATAAAAATATAAAAGTGTATCAGTTTAATAGTACATATAGTTAAAATGCTTAACATTATAATTAGCCCGTCGAATGGGTTTTAATACTATCACTGCCTTAATGTGATTAGTTTACGAAGCAGGCAAAACAAACCGTTTTATAAACTTAAAGTGCCCTTACATAGTAACCAATCTGATGTATCGCCACAATCACAAAAGGTGTCCATTACAATGGCTTTAGACCAAACCCAGTTTGCCGCTGCGTTAAAAACTCTTTACCCAGCAGATGCAATCAAAAACTTAGTATACAAAAATAACCCTTTATTTGCTTTAATTGCTAAAGACGAAACTTTTTATGGTGACTCTTCCAAAGAGCCAATCATCATCGGTACTCCACAAAACCGTTCGAACACTTTTGCTAGTGCAAACGTAAGTACTACTTCCTCACAGTTAAAAGCTTTCTTATTAACTCGTAAACAAAACTATTCAATGGCAGCAATTGCTAATGAAACTCTTGAAGCTTCTGATAGCGACAAAGGTGCATTTATTAAAGCTGTTAGATTTGAAATAGACCAAGCTTTACTTGCTCTTACTCGTTCTATTTCTATCCAATTATACCGTTCTGGTACAGGTACTGTTGCTCAGTTATCTTCTGGTTCTGTTGCTGGTACAACTTTAACTTTGTTAAACCCTGAAATGTCAACTAACTTAGAAATTGGTCAATCCATTGCATTCTCCGCAACTGATGGTGGAGCTGCTAAATCTGGTACAGCTTTTATAGTTAATATTGACCGTGCTGCTGGTACTTTCTCAATTTCTGCTACTTACGGTGGTACTGCTACTGCTGGTACAACTGTTGTAGCTACTCTTGCTGCTTCTGACTTTATTTATCAATCTGCTGGTGACGTTAACGCTGCAATCTCTGGATTACAAGCATGGTTAGCTGGTACTGACGCTACTTCTACATTGTTTTTTAACATTGACCGTACTGCTGATAAAGTTCGTCTTGCTGGTATTAAATATGATGGTTCCGCTCAAACTATTGAAGAAGCATTAATTGATGCTGCTGGATTAGTTGCTCGTGAAGGTGGACGTCCTGACATGGCATTTATTAGCTTTAAAGACTACCGTAACCTTGTTAAAGCACTTGGTTCTAAAGTTCAATACGTTGACGTTAATGTTAGCGAAGCTGAAGTTGTAGTTGGATTTACTGGAATTATGATTAACGGTGCTAATACTGTTATTAAAGTTATTCCTGACCAAAACTGTCCAGTTGGTGTTGGTTTCTTATTACAAATGGATGTATGGAAACTTAAATCACTTGGTGAAGCTGTTCGTTTGTTTAATGCTGACGGATTAACTATGATTCGTGACTCTGGTTCTGACTCTTTACTAGTTCGTTGTTTCTCCTATGCTCAGCTTAGCTGCCGTGCACCTGGATTCAATGCAAGAGTATTGTTACCAGCTTAATGTTGGTTGATTCAGTAGAATCAAAAATTTAGGGGTTTAAATTGATTTTAAGCCCCACTTCTTAGGTTTAAAGACTAAACATGCCATGGTGGTGTGAAAAGCTCTTAAAACCAATTTAAATAGGTAAATTTCACAAATGGCTAATAGAGAATTCAACCAATATTCCTACCAATTAGAAAAAGGGATTGTTCGTTTATACGCACAGATTTCTATTGGAGCAACTGGAGCACCAACTCTTAATACATTTTCTGTATTAGGTGATACTACTTTAAGCAACCCTAATAAAGGTATTGCTTCTGTTTCTCGTTCTTCTGCTGGTAAATATGTTATTACTTTTGGAGCAACTGGTTCCACTCAAACAAACTTAGATACTTACAAAAGAATTTTAATGGTATCTGCAAACGTTCTTAACTCTACAATTTCTACTGTTGTTTCTACTCAAATTTCTGTTGATGCTGTAACAACTGCTTCCGCACCTGCTGTAACTATTCAATGTTTAGCTGCTGCTGGTACTGCTGTTGACCCAAACAGTGGTGATGTTTTATTAGTAGAAATTATCTTAAAAAACGCTACTGTATAACTTTTATGTTGTTTGTTATATAACAACTAACAAACAACATAATTAATATAATAAAGAATATACCATGATTAAATTATTACAAAGAATTATTATAGCTATTCAAGCTTGGATAGTTAAAATAGAACAAAAAGCTGAAGCAAAAAAACAAGCAATTATTGCTGCTGAACAAGCGGCTATTGCTGCTGCTATTGAAGAACAAAAAGCTATAGAAATTGCTGCACGTAATGAAGTTATTGAAGTACTTAAAAAAGCTATAGCAATCTACGAAAGTAAATAATATGCCAAGTATGATAAGTGGCCGTATAATAGCTGCTCAAAAATTAAATGAACCAGCACAAAAGAAAATGTTAAGTGAAGCACCTAATAGCATTCACCGAGCTGATATTAAAGAACAATTAACAGACATTGACGATTATATGTGGGGCCATATTAAAGTTGCCGTAGATAAAGACGATCGTGAAATGTTAAAAAAAGTAATGCACCCATTACTTAAAATGAAATCAGATAATTCTGATGTAGCAAAAGATGAAGATCAATTAAATAAACGTTCTAACAGTATGCAAGGGTAATATATGCTTATCACAGTTCAAACTATTGTAGATTCTGCGATAGATTTAGCTGATATGCGTAACTCACAGTTTGTTGACCAATCTGGTACTGCTGGAACTGAGTTGATAAGATATGTGAATTTAGCTTATCGTGATTTATACAATCAAATAGTTCAAACCAATGAACATTATTTTAGTACTAATTCAACTATATCAATTGTAGGTGGTACTGATTCATATTCTTTACCTGCTGATTTTTATAAATTAGATGGTGTAGATTTACAAGTTGACGCATTAAGTGGTAGATACTTAACATTGCGTCCTTTTATGTTTGCAGAAAGAAATAAATTTAGAAGTGGTTTAGCATTTAGTAACTCTCCATATGGTCAAGTATTTAAATATTTAATTGCTGGATCTAACATTAGATTCCTTCCAATACCTTCACTTGCAGCAACTGTACAATTATGGTATACACCTAATCCTACAGTTGTTTCTGCATTTACAGATTCAGTACAAGTTATAGTTGGTGGTGATGAATATATGTCATTATATATTGCTGCTGCTATGCTTATTAAAGAAGAATCTGACGCTAGTGCAATAAGTGCTAAACGTCAAGAAGTTTTAGATCAATTAACAACAGCATTAAGAAATCGTGACCAAGGTGCACCTAAATACATTACAGATGAATCATCAATAAATGCAGGAGCTTTATATCCATTTAGAGGATATGATTAATGATTCCTTATTCTAGTGTAAATAGTGATGATCCTAATGTAAGAATATTAGATCAAAGATTACTTGCAATCTTTAATAGTATTATAAAAAACCCTTTATTAAATACACCTACACTACTTACAGGCATAATGCTAACGAGTGGCGTTGATACAATCGTTAACCACACCTTAGGAAGAGCTGTCAAAGGTTGGATTATAGTAGACAAGAATGCGACTGGGGATGTTTGGCAGAGCTCGACAACCAACGCAATACCAAAATCGTCTATTATTCTAAAGTCAAACGCCACCATAACAGTATCAATATTATTTTTCTAAGGATATTAAATGACTACAACTACCCCCAATATGTCGTTAATAGAGCCAGATGTATTATCTACACCTAGTCCAACATGGGCGAGTTTGTTAAATAATGCATTAACTACTATTGATAGTCATGATCATAGTACTGGTAAAGGTGTTAAAATTACGCCATCAGGTATGACAATATCCGCAGACTTACCTTTTGGATCTAATAACGCTACAACTTTACGTTCTGTAAGATTTAATAACCAATCATCTTTTACACCTACAGCAAATGACTTAGCATGTGTTTATGTTTTAAATAATGAAATATATTACCGTGATGGTGTTGGAAATGTAGTTCAAATTACTTCTGGTGGATCATTAAACACTGCTGGATTTTCTTTAAGTTCTTTATCAATTCGTGATAGTGCATTTACTTTACAATATTTTGGTGACTTAACAAAACAAGCTAGATTTGACTTAAGTTTAATTTCTACAGGTACAACAAGAACATATAGTTTACCTAACGTATCTGAACAATTAGTAAGTTTAAGTGCAACTCAAATATTAACAAATAAAGATATAGATGGAGCAACAGCTTCAAACAGTTCAAGAATAACATTACCAAAAGGTGTAAAATCTACTTTAGATACATTAACAAGAAAACAAGGTACAATTTTATTTGCATCTGACCAAAATAAAGCTTATGTGGATAATGGTACTAGTTTAATTGCTATTGGTTCTGGTTCTTCAGGATTATATACGACAACAGATTTTGAAGATAACACTATTGGTGGAATAGTAAAATATAATAATGGTTCCGTAGCGATACCTACAACAGGTATTGGTGGTGTAGCTACTAGTACATTTACAGTTAATAGTACATTACCATTACGTGGTACATATGATGGACTTTGGACTAAAGGTGCAGCAAACGTACAAGGTGAAGGATTTAGTTTACCAATTCCATTATCAAATGCTGATGTTGGTAAAACAATACAAGTTACATTTGATATTAAAACTAGTGCAAACTTTGTATCTGGTGATATGGTTTTTTATGTTTATGATATAACAAACTCTACATTAATTACACCATCACAAACAATATTACCAACTGGTACAAGTTCACAATATTCTGTAGTATTTCAATCTACTACAGGAACATCTTATAGATTAATTTGGCATGTAGCAAGTACATCTGCATTAGCATATACTGTTAACGTTGACCAAATTTCTTATACATCAATTGTAAGACCAATAGTTGCAGGAATTAGTGATTGGATTTCATATACTCCTACATTTAGTGCAGGATTTGGTACTGTTACTAATACATCTGGTTATTATAAACGTATTGGTGATACTATTTCCATTCATGCGTGGGTTACTGCTGGTACTATTGCTGCATCTGTTCCAACCATTTCATTACCTTCTGGATTAACAATTGATACATCTAAATTTTTATCAACAGCTTTTAAAGAGACTTTTGGTTATTATACTCAAATTGGTTCAGGGGCAAGTGGGGATTTTTGGACAGTTGGGGTAATGGGACAACTTACTTACGATGGAGCTACAAGTACAAGTTTACAATTAGTTCGTGCAAATGGTTCAAATATCTATACAAGTGCAAATGCAACATCTGTATTAAATTCAAGTCAAAATTATGAGATAATTATTCAAAATTTACCAATAGCACAATGGTCTTCTAATATTACACTAGCTTCTACATCTGGAGTAATTGAATATCAATCTAACTCAAGTTCTACTGATGCAAATGATACAAGTTCTTTTGTTGCTGGAGCTGCTGGTTCACAAGGTATTATTGGTGTAACTGCAATGACCGCATTGCGTAGAAAACGTGTTCAGTTTTCTACACCACTTCAACCAACCGATAGGATAGTATTAGAAATAAGTGAATTAATTGGTGGAGTAAGAAATTGGGTACCTTTAAATGTTGGATTTGCAACTAGTGCAAATAATCGTGTAATTTCTGGGTTTTTAATGGATCCAAGGTTTAGAGGTATAGGTGTAGTTCCAGTTTCAGGTGCTACGAATCAATTGGATGTTATTTTTGGTACTGATTCTAACTCCGACGCTGGTGCGTTTAATACAGCAGGAGATGCTTGGACAAATGCCGATTATGCTAACGTTAGATGGCGTGTGGCTAAATATTCTGCTATTGGTGGTACTGAATTAGCCCCTGCTACTGTAACAAGTCAAGGTACTGTTGGATTTAGCCAATGGGTAACTTATACTCCTACTTATGGTGCAGGATTTGGTACTGTTTCTGGTACATTAAATGCAAGATATCGTCGTGAAGGTGATAGTGTAAGGATTATTGCAAGTTTTGTAACTGGTACAGTTGCATCATCTTTAGCAACAATTAGCTTACCAATTGTAAATGGCTCGCAATTAAATATTGATACAACTAAAATTATTTTAAATTCTGCAACTTCTGTCCAAGCTGGTGAATTAGTTGGTAGATATAATGCAAATAACTCAGTAGGTACAATTTATAGTTCTCCTATTGTTGCATGTACTGGTACCTCTGTTTCTTTGGTATATTTTGGAGCAAGTAGTGCAACAACTGGGTTAGTTCCTAGTAATGGTGCTGTAAGTTTAACAAATGCTACAACTATATCTTGTGAAATTTTAGTACCAATTTCAGGATGGAATTAATGATAGTTAAAGAAGGTTCAACATATTCTGTTAAATCAGAAGACGGAAAAAAGAATTTAGGTTCAGGATATAAAACTCGTGAAGAAGCTGAAAAACGATTATCCGTTGTTGAATATTTTAAACATAAAAAAGCTAAAAAATCTAAATAATTAGAGGATTAAATGGCATTATCAAAAGCAATAGTACCAGTGGGATACAATGGGTTACAATTAATTATCGATGATAAGACTGCCCCATTAGGTACATTTGTAAAAATTGATAATTTAGTTATGGCTAGTGATCACGAACTTGTAAAACGTGATGGTATGGCAACAATTGGCGCATCTACTTATCCTGCTAATATTCGTACAATGTATTCTTTTAATAGTGAATTAGGTGTTATAACTAATCAAGCTATTTGGGCTTATTCTCCCATATTAGATAAATTTATTAATAAAGGATTAACAAGTTCTCCAATTGTTACATCTAAATCAATTCTCGCAAACTCTTATACTCAATCAGTTCCAGATAATTCATGTACTAATACAGGAATACAAGGTATTATTTGGGAAGACTCTCGTGGTGGAGTTCGTGGTTGTGTTAAAGATATAAATTCTGACACATTTTTAGTAGTAGATTATTCTTTAAGTACAACAGGTACTCGCCCAAAAGTAGTTGCATGTGATAAATATTTATTATTTTTATGGGTTGAATCTGGATCATTAAAATGTTTAAGATTTGATACAGTAAATCAGACTGCTGGGGCAATAATTACAATTTCTACAACTGTAAACGCTCAAGGTGTTTATGATGTATTTTCTACTGATGCAAATGTTTATTTTAAACCTTCTGTGGCAATTGTTATTGCTGAAACTACTCCACAATTAAAATTATATTATTTTGATATAAGAGCTAATACAATTGGTTCAGCAGCACAAGGTGCAGCAGATCCTGTTATTTTAACTACAACAAATGTAGATACTGCTTTAATATCTTTATGTGCAATTACAAATAGTATTGCTGGATTTGTTACTGTAGCATGGCATAATGGAACAAATAAAATTCCTTATATTCAATCATTTAACTTACAAGGTACTTCAATAAATGCGGCACCTACTGCATTAGGGAGTGCTACTACTGATGCTGGATATACCATTACAGGATCAATAGATTCATCAAATAATGCTACTGTAATATATACAACTAAAGCAACAATTCAAAAAACTTATCAAGCTTCGGCTAATACATTATTAAATCCTACTGCACCAACTATTGTTAGTGGTGTTGTTTATTATTATAATTGTGGTTTAGTTTCTCAAGCATTTAATTATAATGATCAATCCTATTATGCAATTTCATATGATAGTACATTACAAGGTACTTATTTTTTAGTACGTAGTGATGGTGTTACTATTGTAAGATTATTTGCGCAATTATCAGGTGGATCTCCAACAAAATCAAATTGTTTAACTAGTTGGGATGTAAACCCATTAAAATCAAATACATATGTTGGAGCATTTTTAAAGAAAACAAGAATTTTAGCATCAACAGGTTCATATAATACAACAACCTCTGTATATACAGAACAAGTATTTTTTACTCCTTATAATATTGATAATAAAACTGTTGCAAGGGTATTAAACATTGCTGGTGGATTTGTTAAAAGTTATGATGGTACTAGTGTAACAGAACAAGGATTTCATTTATATCCAGAAATTACTACCATAGATGGTACTGGTGCTGGAACTGTTCCTGCTGGATCATATTCGTATAAATGTGTATGGGAATGGTATGACAATAATGGACAAGTTGTTCGCAGTCAAACATCGCTCCCTAGTATAATAGTATTGGGATCTACACACAGCGTTGTTTTAACAGTTAATACATTACCAGTTTCTGCACGAATTGGATATCCTGGATATAATGACACATTTCCAGTGTTAGCAGTTTATAGAACATTAACTACAGGAACAACATATTATAGAGTTAATCAATTAACTACTGAATATGTATATAATGATAATACTGTTGCTACTATACAATATACTGACAATAAAACTGATGCTCAAATATCTTCAAATGCTGTATTATATACAACTGGTGGAGTATTTGATAATATTGCTACACCTTCTGCAAATTTATTAACGTTACAAAAAAATAGAGTTGTTATTGCAGGATGTGATACTGACCCAAATTTAATTTATTATTCAAAAGAAAAAGAATCTGGAGTAGGTGTTGAATTTTCTTCTGAATTATCTGTTTATATAGATAGTTACGGTGGTGATATTACAGCATTAGCAGGAATGGATGATAAAATATTAATATTTAAAAAATCGTTAATATATTTTATTGCTGGTACAGGTTCTGATAAATTAGGTAACGGACAATTTACACCCCCACAATTAGTTTCTACAGATACAGGCACATCTAATCCTCAATCTATTGTATTAACTGCTGATGGTATAATGTTTCAATCACCTAAAGGTTATTATATAGTTGATAGACAAATGAATGTTAATTATATTGGTAACCCTGTAAAAGACTATGAAAATTTTGTATGTACAAGTGCATCCAATTTACCTGATTATAATAGAGTTCATTTTACAACTGCTGAAGGTTATTCATTAATTTATCATACATTTTTTAAAAAATGGACTACATTTAGTGGATTACCTGCAACTGCTGCAACATCAAACCAATCAGTTTGGTATACTGCATCAAATACTGGTGTATTCAAAGCAACACCTGGGCAAACATATGATGATGGAAATTCCCCAATTATATCAACTGTCAAAACATCATGGATTAGTATTGCAGGTATTGAAGGATTTCAAAGAATTTATGCTATATTGTTTTTAGGTGACAACCAACTAACAACTGATAGATTAAAAATGAATTTATATTATGATTTTAGAACATATATAGGGCAACAATTATCTATTCAACCATCCCAAAATGTTGGTACTTATGGTTCTGATAACCCATATGGTGCAAATGTATATGGTGGTACAAATGATGGAACAGCTCAATATGTTGCACGCCCTAGACAACAAAAATGTACTAGTATACAAATAGAAATTATGGACGATTTTCCTACTGGGGCCCGTGGTAGTTCTTTTACATTTTCCGAACTTGCTTTATTAGTTGGTGTTAAAGAAGGGTACAATAAAAATCTATCTCCAAGTACTCGTCGCTTTACATAAGGTTATATATATTAGTGATTATGCTATAGGTGGTAATGAGGGGAACTATGAGCTTACATTCTGAATGGTTAAAAGAATATCATAACAAAGAAATCATTGAAAATGAACATGGTTTTGTAACTTTTTGGTATCCTAATGAAAAAACTATATATGTTGAAGACTTATATGTTAAACCTGAAAGTAGATATAAAAAAATTGGTGTAGATTTAGTTACACAAGCTATTGAAATTGGTAAACAAAAAGGTTGTACACATACAATAGGGTCTGTAGATCCAAAAGCTATTGGATTTCAAAGAAATTTAAACAATATGTTAGTATTTGGTTATAAAATTAGCCATGTACATGGGTCTTTAATAATACTTATAAAGGAAATAATCTGATGGGTGGAGTAAAAGCACTAACTGGTGGGCTAGGACATGCGTTGGGTACAGACTCAGTATCGGCCGATCAGGCTCGTATTAATGACGCAATACAAGCACAAAAAGATGCTAGAGATAGTATGATTGCCCAACAAAGTCAACAACAGGGTTTATTGGATACAGAAATTGGAAACCAAGCAAATTCTAGAGGTACTGTAACTGATTCTTTAAGTTTATTACAAGGTGCTGCTAATGGTACTGCACCGTCTGTTACTCAAGGTGTATTACAACAAGGATTAGATCAAGGGATTGCGGCACAAGCTGCATTAGCTAACTCTGGATCAATGGCTAATCAATTAGCAAAACAAAGAGCTGCTGCTGATGTTGGAGCAAATTTAACTCAACAAACTGCAAATCAAGCTGGACAATTACGTGCGCAAGAAATGGCTACAGCTCGTGGTCAATTTAATCAAGGCGCACAAGGTTTACAACAATCTGATATTGCAGCACAACAAGGTACTAGTGGGGATATTGCAAGTTTATTAGGGCAACAATCATCATCTGCTTCTTCTCAAGCATCTGCCGCAACTGGTGCGACTAGTTTAGACCAACAAGGGGCAATGCAGGCTCAAGCTAATAGGGCAAAAGTTACTGGTAGTGTTATGAATGCCGCTGGTGGGTTTTTAGGTATGTCTCATGGTGGTGAAATACCTGGAAAAGAAGTAGTTAAAGGTGATAGTCAAAAAAATGATATGTATCATTATTTATTATCTGCTGGTGAAATTGTAATACCAAAATCTGCTACTACTTCAATGGAAAAAGCTGTTAAATTTCTTGAACAATATATTGGTAAAAAAGAAAAATCTGAAAAATCAGAGAAGGGTGAAAAGAAATAAATATGCCTATTTCACAAGAAGATTTATTTAATTTATATAAATCAGGAAAAATTTCATCAGAAACATATAATAAAATATCTCCACCTCAAAAATTTGCTGATGGTGGACAAGTTCCAAATAAAAACATAATGGATATGAGCCCTGCTGCACCAATTCAAATGCAATCAGTACAACAATTACAACAAGGAATTGCTGCTGCACCTGTTACAGGTGATTGGAATATGTTTGATAAATGGACACCAAATAAAAATTCAAAGACAACCCAAACATTAATATCTGGTGGCGGTTCAGGCCCTGGTGGAGATCCAATAAATAATTCAGCAATTCCTACAGGATTTGACCCAAACGATCCATTTGGACAAAATAGTCCTGCTATGATGGCTGCATTTGGGGGTCTTGTAGGACAAGATGATGACAATAATGACACTTCTGGTAAAATAGGTGGGATATTAGGATTAGTTAAAAATTTAGCACCATTAGCATTAGCGGCATCTGATGGTGCGCAAGTTGGTAATCCTGATGACCCAAATGCACAACCTGTAGATTTTAACCCACAAATTACAAATACTCAAGACATGTTAAGTTTACCACAAGGGCAACCAGTATTGGCAGGTACTACTTCAAGTGGTAGTGCACCTGCACCTAATTTAAATGTTGGAAATGGGATACCACAAAATTATAACTTAGGCGGCGGTAGTAGTCAACCAATTCAACCATCAATATTTGGTGGTGCCGATCCAATAAATTATATTAATACAGGGTTAAATGCGGCAAAAGCTGCTGGTGATATGGCATCTCAAAGTAAATCTCAAGGAATTAATCAAACAACATCTAGAAATGATTTAGCAGATAAAGCAGAAGCATCAGCATATAGTAAAGGCCAAGAAGGTCAAAACGCAATAAAGGAAATAGCAAACGTAACAGGGGTAAATACTAAACCTATTGCAGAATTTAATGAAAACGATATTAAACAAGTTCAATTAGATAATGCAATTCAAAGACAACGTGTTCAAACAAATTTAAATATTGCTGATGATTTAAAACAAGCAGCTAGTGCTAAATTAGATACAATGGCGGAATTTGCAAAAATAGATCCTGAACAATATAAAAATCAATTAGGTATTAGTGGAAATATTTCTACAGGTATTGGTATGTTATTATCTGGTTTAGGTTCTGGTGCTTCAGGGCAACCTAATATGGCAATGCAAGTTTATCAAAAAAATATTGATAGAAATATTGATGCTCAAAAAGCTAATATTGCAAATGATTTTAAAAATGTTGCAGCACAATTAGGAATAAGTGAAGCATATGTAAATAGTGCTAGTATGCGTTCGTCAATTTCAAATTTAGCTGTATTAACAGTTACTAAAGGAGCAGATGCTTTATTAAAAGCAGCCATGGATAAAACTAAAGCACAAACTGCTCAAGAACATGGAGTATTAGCCCAACAAGCAAATGCTATGACTATCTCTAAAACAATGAATGATTTTAACGCCATTCATAATGGTATGATTACATCTGGACAAACCGTACAAGCAAATTTATTAGCTATGGGTTTAATGAATTTTAGTAAATATGGTTCATTTTTTCCACCAGATCTTGTTGTTCAAGGTAAAAATGGACTACAGATTAATTTAAACCCTAATGCGCCATCAACACAAAAACAACCAACAAAAGAGGAACCAACAAAAGAGGAACCAACAGAAAAACAATCTAAGGGTGAAACCCCTGTTGAAGGGTTGTATTCAGCGGCTAAACCTCTTTTCCTACAAGCAGTAGAAGGTGCTGGTAGCTTAACTGGTGGAAAATCCCCTATTAAGGAAAATGATAAAAAATGATTGATATTGCCTTAGGGTCTGACATAAATCCAATAAG